ATTGGATTTAGTGTGACTACGATGTTTTCCTTCATAAACGTTGTGGCCGCCTGGCGTGTTGAGTTCCCCCTAGAGCTGAAATCGCTCGCTCTAGCTGCTGGAACCACGGCTGTAGTCTACTGCGTGTGGACCCAGCGACGCCGGCTTGTGGGCTATGTGGCGATCGGGCCATATCCCACAGCACTTAAATCGTCACTCACTCGAGCAGTTCAACGCTCGATTATTGATCAGACTCGAAGGGACATCATGGTGGAATGGTTCCCGCAGAATTTCTTCTCGAGTATTACCCCACACCGCTTGACAGACAACGGGCACCCTGTTTCCGGTGGCGTTCGTGATGCCGCTCGCGTGGCTATCATAGACGCCATTGACGCGCTTGGTGCTCGTAAGTTTGAGATATCCCCCGCCAAAAGAACTTCGGGGGATGGTAGATATGCGCATCGTCACTACGCAGTTGAGGATTTACATTTACCTGTGAATCATGCTTATCCTCAATCTGGTGAGGTCGTGGTTTGTATTGACACGGATTACTATCTGGATGATCCAGATAGTTATTTTGGAGTCGAAAACCCGATCATCCTCCACACTTTCTCTCCTCGGAAAGTTGCTGGTTTGGATGGTGATAGCCCCTATAACATTCAGGGAGATGTGGTTTGTTACCAAGTAAGTGGTGGATCATCCTGGAACCACAAAGTCTGGGATTGGTGTGCATTCGGGGAGTTTCTGGAGTTCCGCTGCCGTATAGATGGTTTGAAGTCTTGGCTTCTAAGTTGGATAGGTTTGCGGAAGGTTGTTTACCATAAGGTCCACCATGCTCGACCCTGGCTGGATTGCCGTGATCGTGCCGTTGTTTGGTGCGTCCCGCGATACACCGTCTGGAAGTTCGTCTGGCTTCCCGATGAGCTTCATGCTAGACGGTTGTCGCGGGTTCGCTTTACAGACGCTACTAGGCCCGGCTGGAATTCACTCGTCTTCCTTGATGACAACAACAAGCTCATGATCAGTTTTGGTCGTGAGGGGGAAGATGCTACCGTTGAGATGCCGAAGGTTGATTTCGACATCTTAATGGGATTGCAGAGTGCACAGTCGGTTACTAGTAGGATGATAGGCATGAAGTACACGGACCCATCGGTGTTGGCACTTGTTGGCCAATATTACCGTAAGGGTAAGGCGGACGCGCCTTTTCCGGACCGGGTTGGACGTCCCTCATTAGTGCGAGTCCACTGGCCTTCTTCGATGGAGGCGGAGATACCGGAGTGTAGTTCAAGATCTTACTCCGCTCCCCTGGTGACGGACGAGAACCTAATGCCTATGATTAGGCGTTGGGAAGCTCTGTCTGTTAGTTTGGAGCGACGGGTTGAATTTGTGCGAAATGACAAGATTCCGCACCGCCGCATGCATACTTATGCGGAGGAATTCATTCGACTCGTCGTCCCCATACCTGGGGTTGGGGTGCCCTATACTCTGGAGCGAACGGCTGAGATGCTGGATAAGCCTAGCCAGATTTTAGCTGTGAAGCAAATCTGGGAAACGGTTGATATGCCATACCGCCGGTTGATAGAGTGTTTCCTGAAGAATGAACCTTGCATGAAGCCGGGTCGCATTATTTCATCTTTTGCCGACATGCGCTTCCTGCTGAGGTTTTCCGCTTATACTTTGTCATGTCGTGACGAAGTTCTCCATTCAGAGTGGAACCAGCATTGGTTCTGCCCTGGTTTAACACCGATGGAGATAGCGACGAGGGTTCAGGAGTACGTCTCTTCTGTGGGTTGCCCCGCGGAAGGTGATTATACAAACTTGGACGGTACGGTTTCGGCGTGGTTGCAGCGTCGCGTTATGAATGCGATTTATTTACGCTACTTCCACGAGTCATATCACAAAGATCTAGTTCCTTTCCTAGATATGTTGATTAGTTGCCCGGCCAGGGCAAAGAGATTTGGCTTTCAGTATGACGCTGGTGTTGGCGTTAAAAGCGGATCACCCACCACCTGTGATCTTAACACCGTATGTGGTGCTTTTGTCCAGTATACCGCTGTTCGTGATGCTCTCCCAGAACTGAGTCCCGATGAAGCATTTCGCAGCATTGGGTTGGCTTTCGGCGACGATGGTTTGTTCGACCGCAGGTTTAAGAACCCGTGGTCGAGAAACGCGGAACGTCTTGGATTGACGCTTAAGGTTGAGGACTACCGTCCGGAGCAAGGTGTTTGCTTCTTGGCGAGGGTCTTCCCTGATCCCATGAACACCCTCACGTCGTTCCAGGATCCACTTCGTACCTGGCGTAAGTTGCATTTAACAACGCGTGATCCTAATATCACGCTTGCAACAGCAGCAGTTGATAGGGTTGAGGGATACCTTGTCACTGACGCGTTATCGCCGGTTACCAGTGATTATTGCCGAATGGTGCAGCGATTATGGGGACCCAGTTCTGAGTCCTTGGAGGTTAGACAACAACGCAAGACCTATACCAAGGAGCAACCATATTGGTTAACCATCGGAGGTTCTTGGCCCCAGAGGGTTGAGGACGTTGACCTCATGTTTGCGTGCATGTCCGCTCGCACAGGCGTTGACATTGAGAAGCTGCGGGACACCGTGGAGAGACTCAGAGCATGCAATAACGTTTGGGCTTCCATTACCATCAACCGCGATGATGAGCCGAGTCCATATCGGGATACTCTCGATATCGATGCCGGACCCGCGGAGGGAGCAGTGGACAATCGTAACTTCGAGCTGGATCAGCATGTGCAGCGTGGCAGAGCTAATCCGGGCGTACCCCGAGAAGGTGAAGGAGTTAGCGGAGAAGCTAGTCGTGGAAATCGGCAAGCTGAAGGTGCCCAACGGCACCGCCGCGGGCAAGGATCTCACCAACTTCGTGGTATACCTAACCAACGCGGCGCTCAAAGCGCGCAACGCAACCGAAGGCCTTCTGGCGAAGCCCCCAATTCTCGCAATTTTGGGGGCCAAAGCCGGCGTGGCCAAGGTAGAACCGTCCGACCAAACGGACGGCACGTTGGTGCGGCTGACCTCAGGGGTGAGGTCGGCCAGCTCGCCAGGCGATAAACAGTGAGTGGGGGGGACGCCCCAATCACTGGAGAGGAGAGTCGTGTTCCCAGTTTGCAGAGCATCTGGGGAAGAGTTAGCAGATACCTGCGAC